AACGGCAAGTGGAGACCTTAGACGATGAAGAATTTTGACCTTGTATCAGCCGATTTCTTCCGGTGTGTTAGCACAGGGGACGTCTTTGCGGTCAAGATGCGATGGAATGGTGAGATTCTCGGCGCTGCCGGTCCCCTTAACCCCGATGCACTTCGAAGCCCGGACCAGTATACCTACACCGATGAATTAATTGACTTTATCAGGGACCGCAATGACAAGTTGATTCTGATGGACCCGATTGCAAGCTGTTAAGGTGGTGGCGTTGCGCCACTACCTTTAAGCTGGTGGTGGCGCTGCGCCACTACTGATTTTCTGATGGGACCGTGTACGTGCTGGGGCATATTGCCGCCGGCGGCGTTGACCCATGCTCTATTTGCCGATTGCTGGGGCTTCACTACGTCCAGGCTCAATTATCCGGCCCCCTGCCGGACTCTGGGGTCACCTCGGAGGATCGCCGCTTAGAACGACTGCCAGGCCCCGTATTTTGAACGTGCCGGATTTGGGCACTTCGGCACTCGATATTTTCGATATCAAGCTCAACCGGCTCGTACTTTACCGTACCCATAGGACTTGTTTTATCGATCCTTGCTCACAGGACCTCTCAGGGCTTCAAATAGACTACTATAATTCACTCAGAAATCTCCTGCATAATCACCTGTCTGGTTGATTCAGGCAGCTCCGGCCAAGCGTCCACAAGCTTCGTGAGATCAAAATAACTCTCGACAATCTTCACCCTTTTGTCCTTCCACTCTCCCGTGTTGATGAGCCCAATTATCGAGGCGAGCAGATAGCAGAGGCTGTCATTTACTATCTCGGTCCAAGAACCCTCTCTGCCATCAGCGTATAATCTTCTCTGCAAGGCATCAATCAACTCTGCACTGGCTTTCTCGTTATATTTCGTGCTTTTTACTTGGTTTTCGATCCAATATTTATTGAGTTCTTTGTCACCATTTACATATTCCCCTGGGACACCATAGTCATAATTTGGGGCAATCATACTAAGATCGATATCACTCCCAAGTTTCTCCTTCAAATATGATAGCAAGTCCCCGGTATCAATGTGTTCCTTAATATCATCGATGGAAATATCCTTATACTTGCCGCTGTCGATTTGTGAGGTTAGCTGGGAAGCCAAATATGTCAAACTATGGAGTAGCATGTTTTTGCTTCGCTAAGTTAGGTTGTTGTTGGTTTCGATTTCCTACGTCCACATTATGCAGAAACCGCGTTCAGGTCAAGTTTATTCTCAATCTATTTTCCCTTATCACATAGCCATCGGACTTTTGGGCCTTGTGTTTCTACGGCTGCTCTTACGCCTTTGCGATCCGTATAATCTCATATCAATTACAGCGAACGCCAGCGCTTCGATAGCTGGAAAATCACCAAACTCAAGGGTGGGTATCTCGCTCGGATCTATCTCGCTCAAATAATTAATAACCTGGCTATCTTTGAGAAACAACTGCCGGCGGTCCTTATCCAATAGTCGTTTGAGTTCGGGCAAAATGTACTGAAATGGGTGCTTCATATCCAACATTAGTGTTGAACTAACACTGAAATACCGCCGATGTTCCCGTGAATTTTCAACCGAATGAAGTTCCCTTTTTATCTCCGTGATAAAGCGATCCGCTGCATCGTTGCGAGTGTCACCTATCCATCTCGCAGGCTGATATTTGTAATCCAGCGCTGAGCATTGCCTCACAATCTCCCGTGTATCGGAAGATTCAAACTCGTCGAGCAGATAAATATTGTGATTGTCAAGATGCCTTTCGTGATCCATCCCGATTACCACCGCAAAGCCCGGACGTTTGCCGGGCCAGGCCACACCCCCATATATCTGTTTGTAGCGTGTTTTCAGTTCTTCTGTGGTCAATTCTTGCCCTAATATTGCTGTTTCGATTTCCATATTCGAATCCTCACGATAACTCACTTTCTAAAAAGTAAAATTTTCCTTCGACACCGTATATAATGTATCGGATGCAGTCCGGACAATGATCGTTGACCTTCAGGGGGTCATCTTTGGCATCTTTGGTCTCCGTGCCTTCGGCCCATTTATATCCGCCTACTTCCTTGATTGTGTTCCTACAATTCTTGAAGATGAATAGCCGGGGCTTGCCGTCACCCTGAACCTTCAGGGCCGCCTGGACAGCCTCAATGCCCAGGTGAACGTCTTTCTTGGCATTCATGGTGGAAACGCCCAGCTTTTTGAATTCGTGCCGTTCCTGTGCATCGTGATCGGCCCACGTTATGCGGTATTTGTCCTTACCGCTTATCTGCTTGATCCTCTCGGCGTGATAGGCCAGCGTCTCACGGGCCCGGTAGTGCTCGGCGTAAACGTACCACCGGCGATCCGGGTCGCGTGCAAGCCACAGGCATACAAATGGATTATTAAAGCCCCAGTCAATTGCCCTGTAACGGGGCCAGTCGGCCGGGATCTCGAACGGCTCGATCACATTTGTATTACGAGAGAACGTCTTATAGACCGCCCCGGCAAACGCCGCGAAATGCCCTTTAATCCGCGTCTCCTGGATCTCCGCCGGCCATTGTGAGATCATCAGGTCGATTTCCCTGTCGTCAATATAACCGCCTCGACTCTTGCGGTTGTCATTTAAGTCGGCATAAAAGATATCGTCCGTCTCGGGCAGGGCCTGAATCCGTTCCTCAAGCCATCCCTGGGGAATGATCGGTGTCATTGACTGTGCCGTAAATCCGTTCTTGTCGAGCAGCCGGGCCTGAATCTCCGTCCAGATTCCCTCACTGTCACTCTTACATTGTTCGTCACCGTAGAAGGCATCAATGGCCCGGCCCTCAAAGGCTTTACGGCCCTGCTCGTATGCTTTGAACTCGATGCGGTTGCCATTAACCAGGCGAATCTCGGCGGGGATTTCATCCTGCTTATTATGCCAGCTAATTGGCTGTTGGATTTGGCACGCCGGCAGATAGGTCTTAATCTTCTCTTGCCATAACAACTTGCCAACGAGAGGCCATGAGTTTGCTGCAGCCCATATCGTGGCGTTCTTTGACGGTCTGCGATACGGATGGACGCCCATGGCAAATGAGCAAAGGTCATAGCCGATATTGCCCTCAGACTTGCCACTACGATTGCCACCACAAAGCCATCGGTTCTTAGCTGAGCTCCTGTGAAACTGCCTCAGGGCCGGCAGTGGCCGGTATAACAGAATCGGCTTGCCGATACTTCGTATCTGTCTGTCAGTTAGCATGGTTCCTCAGTAAGACCTCCCGGATATCCTCGCATTCTTCGTCGCTCAGGGTGTTTTCGTTCGCAATGATAAGATGCTCGATGGCCTTACCTTCTTCCCTGTCGAACACATGCTTGGCCAGACGTTCCGAACCCGATTCTTTGCCCAGCTTCATATTCCGAACAAGCTTCAACGCCGTATGCTGAGACTGGGTCATTTGGCCCGTCTTCAACTTCACAAGCTCACCGTTGGTCATATTCATGTACTTGCAGAACCAAACCCATAGCTGAGTGCGTCGAACGGGAGGCCCTGCAGGGTTGCCGCTTTGCCCAGGCTTGAACTGATGCTCTTTGGGCGGATTCTTGTCCCCAACCTTACAATCTCCCTGTTTAGCAGGGAGTCTCTTGCTCTTAGCCGTCTTTTTCTTCACCGCCTTTGCTGATGATTTTTTGCCCTTCTTCTTTTTTGCTGCCATTACCTGTTTCTCCATATTGACTTTAATTGCAGTTTGGATCTTGCGGACCTGTTTGGCTAACTCTGGTTTATAATAATCGCTATCCTTTAGGTTTAACCATCGCCGAATTAACGAGTTATGAACTCCCCAGATTTTTGCTATCTTGATCCATGCAATTTGGTTACGGCTGTTAATAAGCCCGCACTCGACCACTAACCAATAGATATCTTTGGCGAAGCGATTGCTGTATTTGCTTTGGCGAACGCCTTTAGTCTTTTCCTTGATTTTCTTTTTCATCGTTCGTGACACTCCAAAATTCTCGTGATATTTACTCCCTTTAATGTCACTCGCAATAATCATAAATTCATTTTTTTTCTAACCCACTTATTTCCGGTCGCTTATATCGGCTTGGGGACCTTTCGTAGATTTTCTCCCCTTCTCGGCCTCTGTGACCCGCCTCTGAAAGCCTTCCATTTGCTCACTTTTCTGCGATTCTGACGTGTGAAGGTACAACCGCGTAACATTTATGTTCTTATGCCCCATCTGTTCGGCGACGTAAAAAAGGTCCTTCCTATCTTCATATAAAACTGTTCCAAAAGTGTGCCGGACGCGGTATAAATTAAGCCTGCCGACACCGGCCAGGACCCCGAGCTTTTTCATCCGTTTGTGTAGGGCCTTATAGCTTAGCCCAACGCCACGCACGCCGAGAAAAACCGGGTCCTTGCGATTCGCCCCTCTGCGGTTTACGAGCCGGTGTTTCCGCAACTTAGCCGCCAGTTCCATCGATATCGTGATACCGCGAGCCACCCTTCGTTTGCCTTTGCGGATATCTACCCGATGTTGTCCCTGAAAGACGCCCAGGTCCCGGATCTGTAACTGGCAGAACTCGACCTTCGGCCGCATACCCGTACCCAAAAGGGTCTCGAATATCAGCCGGTCCCTCGCCGGGCAGGCCCTCAGAACCAGGCCAAGCTGTTCAGGATTCAGATAGTCGTTTGCGTGTAGCGTCCGCTTGACCACCTTACCAGACTTATCTTTCTCTGGATCGATCCTTCTGGTTGCTATCCTCTTGACCGCCGGGCCCGTCCAGTTACCCCCGCCCGGGGCTGGCATACGCTTTCTCTCGAACTCCACGCAGCCGCATTTCTTGCAACCGTTACGGGAGCGTGCAGGATCAAAATACTCACCACACTCCGCACAGACCGTCCAGTTGTTGAGCCAATGTGCAACCTGCGTGTAAGTCGGGCTCTGACCATTCCTGCGGATCCTTAGCCACAACCGCATCTTGACTATGGCTTCCTGTTGAACTTGCTTACTTCCATACGGTTTTCGACCCGCGGTCATTCGTTTTTGCCCTTTCCATAATTCCCTGACTTTTTCCTCAAATTAATCAATGCCCTCCTTTTCACAACTTCAAACCTGTTAGTATTTGCTATTAAACTAATCATAATACACCACCTTAAACACCTTCAGTTCACTGAAACTTATCATAAAAGTGTAGTTTCATTGCATGTTTGAATTAAGCCGCCGGGCTTGCCCGGGCACATGGATTCTCGCGGGATTTGCCGGACAGGAGCTTAGGATTCTTCCCATAGCCCATTCGTTCCTTGACTGCCTGGACGAACAGTGCCTTGCCGCCGGCCTTCCGGCCCTCAATGCGAGCGACCCGTGCCAATTCGGCCGCTTCTTTGAACCATGAAATCTTAGTGGGATCCACTTGCACGCTGTTTATGAAGTACCGGATGATATTTGAAAAGGTCTGCTGTGAGTGGCCACGTGGATGAAAGATGTTTTCGAGTTG